ATCAAACGGATTTATTAATATTCCTTTCATGCTCTACTCCTTTTACTATTAATTTTCTAATGCTTTCTCCTATCACTTGATGTATAAACTGGTATGAAGATTGCTCTACTGCAAATCCCTGATACTCTTTTAATTCTTCTATCGTAAGTTTAGTTATTTCATCTAAAGTATCGTCAGTCAAAAGTCTAACGACTTCATAATCTCTTGCTAAAATATCCTGTACTTTTGAATATAAACTCATTTACACAGCTCCTCAAATCTTTTTTCTAAGATTAATTCCATGATTTTATCTCTGTCTTCTTCAGGATGAAGATCATGTTCCCAACTTATATCCCATATTTCATCTCCTAATAAATCAAGAGAATCATCTTCTTCTATTTTATATAGAAGCTCGTCTTTTATTTGGTCATTCATATCATACATCTTTTTCCTCCTTTAAATTTAATAATGGCTCTATAACTTTATCGAACACATAGTCATTATACTCTATCTGTCTTTTAAATTCAAGCCATTCTTCACTATTTCTATCAGTTTCTTCAAACCAATCTCTAAATACTTTACTCATCATTCACTCCTTTTAAATCTACTTTGTACCCTGCACTTTCAAATTCTGTTTTAATAAAATCTAGTACAAGTATATCATCAAATGTTGCATGATAGTTACCATTTATATACATTTTTAATGGTAAGTCTCTGTCATTTGGATATTGTTTTTGCCACCATCTCATCATTCACTCTCCATATCTAAATATAGTTTAGTTACTCTCCATTTAACATTATCTTTTTCATACCAATTCTCGTTATAATCTTCCCACTCTATATCAGTATTAGGATAATGTTTTTCTATAACAGGTTTTAAGTCTGTCATAAAGGCTCTGAATTTATCTTCCATTATTCACTCCCTACAAATTTATCTTCATAAAAATAAACCATAGCTACTACACCTTTAGTCGCACAATCTCGCACTTCAAAGTCCACATCATAAAACTCGTTATCAAGTCTTTTTAATAACTCGTATTCAGTTAATTTTTCTACTTCTTTAATCATCATTCACTCTCCTATACATGTATGACAAAGCCACTCATATCTTTCTTAGCTTTGCCCTTTGCTTTAAGACCGACAACCACATTAGGCTTATCTAAAAATCTTAAATCACTTTCATCTCCATCTACTACTTCTCTTCCTTTGTAATAGATAGGGAACTCTCCATTAAATACTACTGCTATATTATAATTAATTGTATTAAAATACTCAGCATATTTTTTATTAGCTTCACTATAACTCCATGTTAAATGGTAGTTATCAATACCTGCAATTTTTCTAGTAGGTATTTTAGTGTAATCATAAAATTGAACACTAGGAAAGTGTTCAAATATATTTTTATTATCAATGTTAATTGTTTCCCATTGTATATCACTAGTACCATTAAGTCTAACAGCAGGTAGCTTTGCCTTATTTTCACAGTATCTTACAAACTTTCCTATGTCTATAATCAGGTCTTTCATGAAGAAATTTCTTGCTTCAAGATACATAGAAGTCTTACGCTTTCTTGCTTCTTGTATTACATTGGTGGTTTCTCCCTTCTTATAAATACCACCTCGACCTGCTGTGTTAAGACAAGCTACCTTACACCCAGCTATATCTTGATATGGACATATCCTAGTATTAATAGGACTCATGTGCATAATAGCTGTTAAGTAATTACTTACTTTATCTCCCTTTACTATTTTAGGATTACCATTAATTGTTAATAGTCTGTAACTCATGTTACCACCTCATTTCGCTATCTCTATACTCTAAAATCTCTCTCACATCTTTTAAAATATATTTAAGAGCTACTTTTAATTCCTTTAAAGTTTTAGCGTCATCTATTTTTTTATTCCAATTATAATCTGGATTATCCTCTCCTACATCTATAATTTTGAACTCAAGATCATCATATAAAACTTCTCTTACAAAGTTTTTTAATTTTGCGTCATTAAATTCTATCATATTGTTTCTCCTAATTTTATTTATTAATCGGCTCTCGAACCCATATCTACGCCTGTTATTCCATAGCTATTTAAAATACGAATATAAACTCTAGCTCCAAACTCTTTAAAGTCCATTGATTGACCATGCCAATCTGATGGATTCCAAATAGTATATCCACCATTATAGTCTACTTCATCTACAACACCTGCTTTTCTTAAAGCTCTAGCAAATTTAGAAGTTGCTGGTCTAATTTTAGCCCAAGCAAAGCCACAGTACATTGGCTCATATTGGTCATATTCATCTTTATATTTTCTAGCTTCAAAAGCTACTGCTGATTTAGCTTCTTCTACTGCTTCAATATGAATATCAACAAACTCTTTTTGCTCGTCATTCAAATTGTGGTAATTCGGTATATCTATTGTCATAATTTTCTCCATTAAGAAATGCAAGTTTATTAAAATAGGAAAACTTGCAAAACCTTTATACTTATTTAAAGTAAGATAAAATATTATTCCAAGTCCTTACAAAGATGTTTGCATTGTAAAGTCTTAAAACTTCATCAAAATCTACTAAAGTTTCTTGCATATCTAAATTGCTAGGAACACTTAGTACCTGCATACCAACATTAGATTCTCCAACAGGTACTCTTTTAGAAAAATAAATTTTCTTAGTAGGATTTTCCTGTTGCTTATATGCTGATACTTTATTTAAATGAATACCTCTAAATGTTTTACCATTTGTAAATTCATTTCTATTAATTACACTTCTAACTCTAGCTATATTAACTCCATTAGAACTCAAAAGATTCCAAAGGTATCTAACATTAGCTGGTGCTAATTCAATCGACTTAGTAGTTACACTACCATTTCTAGTATAAGTTATCATAATACTTATTCCCTCTTAACCTATAATTAATCTATAGCTCTATAGAGACTAGGTTATTATCTCTATAGAACTAACAGTAGAGAAACAAAAAGAAATAAAAAGATTTCTGCTTAGTCTCTCAAACTTCCTAGACCAGTATATCACAGACACTATAATGTGTGTCAAGGATTATTTTCGTCCTTCCATTATAGTGCAATACCATACTGCTCTTGCCAATTTTTAGGTAATTTATATTTACCTATCTCATCATATACTTTAGATTGTGCGTCAAATCTTGCGTCTCTAATCCAATTCTTTAAAGCTAATTCTTCAAAATCTCTAAAAGAGAGACGCTTATTATGTGCTTTGCTTCTTAAGTACACCCACTTATATCCAACTTTAACTTCATATAATCTTCTACCATAGGTAAAATATAAAAATGTTTTAAAGTGATCTCGGTTTTTAGGTTCAGTTAAAACCCTTTGTCTTTCAGGGCTTATAGATTCAAGTAATGTTATCATTATTATTCTCCTATTAAAATGCTAATTCTTCGTCAAGAGGAATTAAATATACATTATTAAATACATCTCCACCACTTAAAAGAGTAGTCTCTTTAAAGTGTGGCTTAACCACATACTTAGCTACTCCAATATCAAAATGTAATATTTGAGTATGCTGATAATCTCCGTAGCATTTAGTTACTTCAGAAATATATAAAGGATTTTCAGTATCTAAGTTGTACTGCTTTGCCCTCTCTAATGTTGCATTGAATTGTTTATTAAGTTCTACAATGCTTTCAACTTCTAGTGTATCTTTATACACATATTTTACTTTAGTAATCATATTGATTCTCCGTTACAGGCAAAGGAAGTTTTGCCATGTTTACCATTATCCATACCACAAGGAGTTTGTCAAGAGTCTCTGAAACCCTTATGGATAAAGGCTCTCAGCGATTCTTCTCCTCTTTAATTATTTAATTATAATATATATAATATAATTTAATTATTAAATGTCTTCTGCGTCCTTCTCAATTTTATTTTTTTTGTACTTAAATACTATAGTGTATATCCATACAGTTTTTGCGTCCTTCTCTACTTTATTGCCGACCTACTAAAATATTATAGTGTATATACATACAGTTTTTGCGTCCTTCTCTACCTTATTTTTTTTGTACTTAAATACTATAGTGTATGCACATACAGTAGCTGTACAATTTTTGTACAATTGAAAAATAAATTTGCAATGGTTGGGTTTTTTTTATAAGGTTGTACCGTGTCGTTGAATTTATAGAAATTCATTCAGCAATTATGCCGACACATTTAATTTTAAATTCGATATGAAAAATATAATTGAAAATGAAGAGTTATCTAGATTATTTAAGGCAGTAAATTCTGCTTCTTGGTATCTAGCTAACAAAACTAAAAATGTGAGCTTACTAGATAAAGATAGAGCAAAGCATTACAAGAGCTTCCAAAGAGCTTTAATTAATAATGATTACTGTAAATATGTCAGTAAAAATGAAGCTTTGAAAGAAGGCAAGGCACAACATGCCGTTTTAAAGGTTGCACTTAAAACCTATATGAAAAAGTGCGAAGCATTAGAAGAGTTAACATCCATGCCGACTGTGGAAAGACTGGGAGCTCTTTTAAAAGGTGGTACTTCTACTAAAAGAAAGACCACTAAAAAGGCAACAAGAGCTAAGAGAGTTTAACCATGTATAACATAAGAAAATTTTTATGTGGTGTTCTCTTCGCTTCTTGTGTTGCCTTTGCTATTGAAATCCTATTCTCAGGATATGTTGCAATCATTCATGGGTTGTTGATGTTCTTTCTAGGGTTTCTTGCTTCAATGGCACTCTATGTCTTCCACTATCTAGCGAAGACGACATGATCCCCCTAAAAACTATTTAAGTTTTATAGCCCTCTGCAATAGAGGGCTTTTTTTTACTTTTGTTCTGCTCTGTGTTTATAATAGGGCTTCATTATTTAATAAGGAGAAAATATGAAAAATGAAATTTTAAAAACCGAATCTGTAAGACCTTATGGCTATGCCCATAGTTCTTTAATTGGTCGCTATCTTGTAGATCAAGGAATCGCAGACACTAGAGCAGTTAAAATGGCTCAAGGGCTTGAACAGTTTATGACTGCTGTTTCTTTCATGGATGAACGCAACAAGAAGAGACTATTGGATATTCCGTACTTCTCTGACTTCTTCAAGGAGTTAGAAAGAATAGAGTCTGCAGCGTTCAGCGAAAGCTTCGACTAATCCCCAATTAAAACGCAAGTTTTAGAGCCCCTTAATTGGGGCTTTTTTTTACAGATCAGTAAATAAAAGTCATTTTTGCAAAAAACGGTCTGCTTGGATCGCTTCCCCTGGCATTCAGATCCGTCTGCCCTGAAAGTCTTTAAAAATGGGAACATCTATTTTCAAGATTTCCAAGTATTAAAAATTGCTAATTGTTTAAAAAATAAACAATCCCATACTTCCGAGCTCCACATTTCGATTCTAAGAGCCGATATGCCCATAACCTAGTACTTACCACCACAAAACTTTTTTTTTAAATCCTGTGAAGTTTTAGAGGTGTTCCTGTGGATGTTCTGTCCAGTTCTTTGAGGTTCTGTAAAGTTCTTTTGAGTTCCGATCTGATCATAGTAACTTCAAAGAATCCCTACTGATCTTGTAAAGTTCCTCTACTTCATAAGATTTAATAGGACTCAATAGCTCTTTTAAGTTCTTTTTAGTTTCTTTATACATAGAGAGCTAACAATTCTTTATTAATAGAGGAGTCATTTCTCTATAGTTTTATTAGTCTTTGAAGTTCTTTAAAGTTAATGAGCCCCACGCAGGATGACCCTACCCCTACCCCACCTAATATTATACTTCATCTACATTTCAGAGCTATTTGACTTGTAAACCACACAGAGCTTGGTGGTACTATGCAACCCCCCGACCACTAAGTTCATTATACAGTCTGTAAAGACTTTTGTCAAGCCCTAAAAAGAAATAATTAAAAATACTTGACAAACTTTGTTTTAACCCTTATACTTATATTTATGAGCAATTTACCGGTAAAAAGAAAACTGACTGAAAAGCAAGAAAGTTTCCTTGATAATATAATTGAAACCAAAGGAAACCTCAAGCTTTCGGCTGAACTCGCAGGATACCAAGGAAATCACTACCAAGTAATACAAAGCCTTAAACAAGAAATAGTTGATTTAGCCTCTGATGTACTTGCGAAGGAAGCTCCTACAGCAGCATTTAAGCTTGTTGAAGTTTTACAAAGTGATAAACCACTCCCACAAGCTAATGTAAAGGTTCAAGCTGCACAAACTATCCTAGATAGAGTAGGGCTAGGAAAGAAAGAACGATTAGAAGTAAATCATAATGTTCAAGGTGGTATCTTTATTCTACCGGAAAAAGAAACTATTGATATTGAAGATTATGAAACAGTATCTGATTGAGATATGGGAGTTTTGTAAAGAGTATCCAGTATGGGCTTCAATATTCTTTTTTTGTGGTTATTTAATAGGATTAATATATTTTTAATTAAAAAGGAGATAGTACATTGAAAAACATATGGAACAAGACTAAAAGTTTTTTTAAAGACCTAGTAGAAAAGGTCTCATCAAAGCTTTCAGTTTTATCTTTCTATGGTGAGAGTCCAAGTGGCATCCCTCTTAAAAAAGATGGAACACCAGACAAAAGATATAAGAAAAAATAAATAGGAGTAATAATGGAAAATGTAATAGGGCTAGTAATAGCTGTAGTTATAATCGGCTTTGCTGTTTATAAAATGAAACCTGAATGGGTTGAACCTATCGTATCTAAATTCAAAAAGAAATAAGATATGGGTGGTAAACTATTAGGAAGTGAAGATAAACCATTAAAAGTTCGCAGTTCTACTTTTAGAGGTAAAGGGTCTTGGCATAGACCCGGAGACCATAAGAAGTATATGGATAACTGGGAAAAGATATTTGGTAAGAAAAAAAAGTTTTCCGATGCTTATGAGGCAGAGGAGGCGTAAGAGGCTTCCTAGAACTCTTCTTCATTCACCTCAGTTTTAGGAAGTCCAGCTTTAAATATGGCATATTCACAGAAAGTAGTAGACAGGTTTGAGAGTGTTTTAAATCATCCAGATAAACACTCTGTTGGTAGATTTGACCCTAACGACCCTAATGTTGCTACTGGCATGACAGGTGCTCCTGCATGTGGTGATGTTATGAAACTACAAATTAAGTTGAACGAAGATGTTATAGAAGATGTCAAGTTTAAAACTTATGGTTGTGGTTCAGCAATAGCATCCAGTACAATGTTTGTTGATATGTTAAAGGGTAAGACTATAGCAGAAGCTAAACAAATTAAAGATAAAGATATAGCAGAAGCTTTAGAACTACCACCAATAAAACTACATTGTAGTGTACTAGCAGAAGATAGTATTAAGAAAGCCATAGAAGATTGGGAAAACAAAATAGCTTATAGGAAACATAATCAATGCAAATACCAATAGATTATATTAGAAGAGCTTCATCAACTATACCATTTGGTTATAAAGAATCAGCAGAGTTTGATGGTTACTTAGAACCAATACATGAAGAGCTTAATATACTTCAAGAAGTATCAGAAGCTGTCTTTCATGGTGAAATTAGTTTAGGTATAGGGGTTGATTGGTTAGAAGCAGAGACTGGTAAAAAGATGTCAAGACCCGGATTAAAGAAGTATGTAGATAAAAAATATGCCAGATAATGAAAAAAAATCAACAAAGTACTTGACAAACTCTTCAGGAGAGTATATACTAAATAAAGATGGTAGTCGGAGAAAGAAATCTGGCAGACCAAAAAATACTGAATTATCTGATGTCAAACTAGCTTTACAAGCTAAAAAGAAATTAGATAGAAAAAGTAAAAAAGTTAAAAAGCTAACTAGAAGTTTAGCAAAGGTTCAACGAGAAGTTGAGAAAGAGGAAAAAGTATTAACCTCTAATGTTCTAACGCAATCGGAAACTACAGAGTTACCGGATGCAATTCAAGAACATTTAAACGAGACTGGGGACTATGTGGCATTTATGCCTAACCAAGGTCCTCAAACAGATTTTTTAGCTGCAGCAGAAAAGGATGTTCTTTATGGTGGTGCAGCAGGTGGTGGCAAAAGTTTTGCAATGTTAATTGACCCATTGCGATATTGTCACTTTCCAGAACATAGAGCTCTAATATTGAGAAGGTCTATGCCAGAGTTGAGAGAACTTATAGATAAGTCTCGAGAACTTTACCCTAAAGCATTTAAAGGTGCTAAGTTTAGGGAAGTAGAAAAACTTTGGAACTTTCCAAGTGGAGCCAAAATAGAGTTTGGGTTCTTGGAACGAGATGCAGATGTATATCGTTACCAAGGACAAGCGTACAGCTGGATAGGTTTTGATGAGATAACTCACTTACCTACAGAGTTTGGATGGAACTACTTAGCCTCAAGACTAAGAACGACCAATCCTAAAATACAAACTTATCTTAGGTGTACAGCTAACCCGGGTGGTGTAGGTGCACAATGGGTAAAGAAAAGATATGTTGAAGCCTCTGAGCCTAATACAACATTTAAAGGTTCTGATGGTTTAACAAGGAAGTTTATTCCAGCATTGTTACAGGATAATCCGTATCTTGCT